AGGTGTTTTTGCACCTGCATAAGGGGTATCAATCTTTGAACCCTTAGATTGGTCTTTGATACTCTTTAAGTATGAATCACCATAGTTTTTGCTTGCTTCTTTAGCACCAGGTTGTTCTTCTAATTCAGGATGCAATAGTAATGGATTATGACTCATCTCATTAGCATATCCTGCATTCTCGCTATTGATGCTGTCATTAAAATCACTTGAAATAACTCTAACCATATCAACTTGATAACCCAATAGTTGTGCAATTTGCTGAATCATTGGTTCTGTCGCTGGATAGCGAAAATCTGCTTTGATGATAGTAACAGACTGATTACTCAGGTTAGGAAATCCATACGGATCCTTTTGAATAGGCGTCTTTACTGGATCACTAATTCTGATAGGATCGAATTTATTAAGATTGTACTTAAACAAATCTATAAAATTCTTATCCACATCTCCAGCAATCTTGATAGTGTAATTGTAAGTATGTACACTTTCTGTTATATAATGTTTGAGGCTTTTCATTTCTTATTCCTGTATTCTGTATTTATCATTTATTATCTGTTTTAGCTGCCAACATCTTAAGCAACTCATTACGGTCTAAGCTCTTACCTTCACCTAATGGGGTAGCATTTATTTCTTCTTCTTTACCTGCAGTTTTTTGGTCTAAAGCCGCTTTCTTAAGCTGTAAATCAAGCATTTTAAGCTTCTTATTGATTTTAGCTGTCTTTGATGTAATAGCGTGTCCTAAGAAACTACTAGCACTATTAAAGATTTCACTGGCAAAACGACTATCAACTTGCATACCCAAATCCATTAAGTCTTTATAGCTGTTTGTAGCTAAAACAGCTAACTCATCCATTTCAGTATCACTTGCTTCTAATCCTCTTACTTGAGGAAGTGCGGCTTCAATCTTGTCTAATGCTTCAGACGTTTCTGTTGTGATTTCTTCCATAGTTTCAGGCAACGATATAGTTATTCCTCTATCATTGTTTTCTGGAAGTTCAAATAGTTCTTCTAATTTTTTTGTCATAAAAGTATTTATTTACTTACGTGAACCGTTTCTAAAAAGGTCATCTTCAGTTATAACTCTAAAGGTGTATCCTTGTTGTTTACAGAAAGCCATAGCAGCCTGCCATTTAGCGTGATTGATTGCCACAACCATTCTATCTTTAGCACTAGCAACTTTACTCTCAATAAGACTTTGTTTTTTTGGTTTTATTTCTACTACTTCGGCTATTTGTTTACCATACTTGTTTTGATAAACTACAAAGAAGTCGGGTATATATATTGTTGGTTTACCTGTAAATGGATGACGATAGGGAACACTAAACGATTCGCTAGCCCAATACAATACGCTGTTGTTACTATCACAGAAATTCATAAATGTAAATTCCCAACCACTGCGATATCTAGGCGTATGTTTACCTACATATTTTGCTGGGTTCTTGGGAGTGTATATACCCTGTGCATACTTAGCCATTACAGAACTATGTTTCTAGCAACAGGTTGATTGGGTTGGGGAACTGTGCCTATTCCATACAATGATGTTTTACTTTTGAAACTGTTAAGATAGTACGTAATAACAGTATTCATTTCTAACTTGTTATTAAGACCTCTAATGTAGTTAAGCAAGTCTAATACAGGAACTTGTGTTTGTTGAGATATTCTAAACAGATTTGCTGTGAAATTGTCGGCTATTTGTTTTGTATCACAAACTGATACAAAATATCCATGGACAATATCATACTCATTACCATTGACTACTAAGTCAAATGCATAAAAGTCATCAAATATTCTTACTGTTGAATCAAGTTGAGTTCTTGTGTCAAGTATTCTAGCCATGTATAAATCTCCTAGAAGTATTTATACAATTATTATTGACCAGTTACAGTTCCGGCATTGCGTGGACCTATCTGTTGAGGTCTTGATAATCCTATAGTAGGTGCACCTGCACTTGCGATGCCAGCCGGTGTTACACCGTAACCAGGATAATATGTAGTACTACGAACACTACCCGGTAGTGCTTGCTGTGTTGCTTGTGTTAAGATACCATTGATATCAGCTTTTGCAACTTGTTTGATGTTTGCATTTTTAAATGTATTGTATGCAGTACCGGCTGTTCTGATTGCACCTAAAATATTACCATCAGATAAATCTTGTATAGCACCACCCACACTGTCTACTAAACCACCCTGACCTAAAATAGTTTGATTTGATCCAGGTCGTGCAATAGGGCTTAATGTTCTATCATAATGCTCATCCATACCAAATCCAGGTACTGTATTACTTGGAGCACGTCCATCCAGTGCACCTTCAGCATACTTAACTGTTTCATAATCAATCGTCATTGTATTTGTCATAGTACCATTACCTGTACTATAATCATATGTATCATGGCTAAAACGTGTGATTAAAGGATTTATTAAAGTATACAATACAAAATTATGTTGGTTAAATCCGTAAACTTGTATGTTTCTAAAGAAAGGAATCTTACTATTACCTATTGAAGAATTACTTAAAGTTTGTGATGGTGCAGATGTGTCACCAATATAACCCCAATCTGCATCACCTGCAATGGAGTTATTATATAGATTTCTACTGTTATAATCTGCCGATAAGTTTAGAGGTTCACTAGTAGGTAACTGTGGACCTCTTCTGCCGGCTGTAGTAATAACAGGTTTATTTGCGTCTTTGTAATAATATGTATAGTAGTTATACCACATATTACGAATGCTGTTTCCAGTGTCATCATGGAATGCAATATCTATAGGATCATAGTTGATTTTTGTTTGCACAATACGCTTACGATTATATTGATTCATCGTATGTGTAGCAAAACTATATGACGGCAATTTAATGGTTTTTACAGCTAATCCAAAGTTTGTACCAGTTGCTAATCCAACTGAGTAAACAGCTGGATTTATTTCAAAATATACATGGAATAAAAACTTAAGTCTTGGTGCATATTGATATGCATTTGTTCTGAAAGTTTTTGCGGCGTGAGTATAATCACGCAGGTAGTCATTGCCGAAGAATCCTCCAGCAGTGTCCTTAAGTAGATTTTGAAAAAATCCAGACATGGATTAAAAACTAAAAATAGTTATTTAACCTTGACCAGCACCGATACCAGTAACAATAGAACCACCTAAGATTCGACCGATATTTGTACCAACACCTGAAGTCAATGGAGATTGAACAGCGTTATCGTAACGAATAGTTAATGCGATTGTAGCTACTTCATTTGAACCATAGTTTAATGCACCATAGTTAGCTGTCTTTAGATAGCAACCATAGCATTCCCAAGTTTCTAATACTTGAGGAACAGCAGTACCGTTACCACCGTCTAAGATTTCAATGTTTGTTTGGAACTTATAATCTTGACCAGTTGCGGCTGAAGCTTGTTCTACCATGTCTAGTTGTTTCTGTATTTGTTGGCCAACTATTTTAGAAACGCTACCTTGAGCATCATCTCTAAGATTAACTGTCAACTCAGTCCAACTATGTCTTCCTGCCAAATACAATGTTGAGTTATATACTGGTAATGTAATTTCATCAAAACTAATTTGCGGTCTATTAATATCTACTACTTGCTTTGTTAATTCAACTGAGCTTGCACTAGTGCCAATATTCAGAAAGTTAACTCTGAAACGGTATTGTAGTTTTGGCATCAACAGGCCTTGGTTTCCACCTGCGTTGTCTGACGCTACGGTCATGTTAAATAATGATTGTGAGGCTACTGCCATTTTTTTCTCCTGTTATTAATATTTATCTTTATAAAGATACCCCTTTCGGGGTATCATTTATACACCTGATATCTCACCTGTATTTAGAATACGTACTGGGATGTAAATGAATTCAGCCGCTTTTACTGGCTCAATAGCAACGTCTACCCATAGTTCGTTTCTATCAATTCTTGCAGGTGTATTGTTTTGTTCATCACATTGTACAAGATAATCATAGATACCACGTTTAGCAACTAAATCAACCATCAATGTTTGAATGACACCGGCGATTTGATTTCGTGTTAATGCATCGTTAGGTTCGAATACGAACGGTCTTGCTGCCAATGTTAGTTGACGGCGTACATAGTTTATTAAACGTGAAACGTTTGTTCTGTTCCATGCAGAGTTTGTTTCTTTACTATTCTTATTACCATAATTCAACAAACCAATACCAGTGAAGAACACTAATGGGTTAATCAAGTTAATATACAATACATCACGAATACCTAAACGTGTTTTGATTGGTACAAATTCACCAGTTGAACGATTTAAGTAACCAATGTTCAATGCATTGTCAATATTACCACGACGAGTGCCGGCTGCCGCTAACCAAGGGAAAGCAATTGTGTCATTACGTAAGAATGTGCGTAACATCATATGTGATGCTGGTACAACTACTTCATTGCCTGATAAGTCATTTGTAATACCACTTGGATAGAATAGACCTAAGTTTTCATTGCGTGTAACTAATCCTGCTTCACCGGTAGATACTGCGCCTGCTGTGTTGTTAGCCCAAGCTTGAATTTCAGTTGCACTATCAGCTAATCCTAATGGAGTGTCACCAATGATATAACCTGTATCGCCTCGGTCTCCATTCAATACAACCATGTTAGGTTGTAGTTCTGGATAGTTAGGGGTAGCCATCAAGTTGAAGTAGTTATCTTCGTCACGAATGTCTGTGTTTGTATCAATTGCTGAACGCAATGATTG